ATTGGTGCAATAACATTTGCTAACACAGAAAACACTTCGGCAAATGGTGCGTTATCTCAAATTTTTACTTATACAGAGACAAGCGATTCAAATGCAGGTGATGATAGTGGTGGACATCTAGCATTTTTAACTAGACCCGAAGCAGGTACAATCACAGAACGTATGCGTATAGATTCTAGTGGGCAGATAACTAACACAATGTCAGGCGGTACAGTTTCTACTGATATAAATGGGCATATAACAAGTTTTCAAACTTTAGATACTGCAACAGCAGGTGGAAGATTTATTGGTAAAAGCAATAGAGGTGTATTAGGTTCTATTCACATAGAACAAACAACAACAAGTGCCGATGGTGGATATATAGGTTTTGAAACTTCACCAAGTGGTTCAACTACGCCAACAGAACGTATGAGACTGGATTCTAGTGGCAGATTGGGTATTGGAATTACTCCTGCTGATGGTTTTAATTCAGCAAGATTAAATTTAGGAACTGGAGCAGTATCTAGTGAAGTAATAGCTTTTGCTACAGCTTCAGGTGGTAATGCAGAATTAAGAAACACATCTAATACTGGAACTTTTAGTATCACAAATAATGATGGGGGAACTACATTAATGACAATATTAGCCAACGGAAACGTAGGAATTGGAAACACATCTCCAACAAGACCATTAGATGTTACAGCAGATAGTGGAGCAGTAGGTATAAAAATAAGAGCAAGAAGTGCTAATGATTTTGCCTTTTTATCATTTACGCAAAATGATGGTGGCGGTACTGCTTTTGCAGAGTTAGCAGGTCTTGGTAGTGGTGGTGGTTTAAGAATTGATACAGCAGGTTCAGAAAGTATGCGTATCACGAGTGATGGTGTTGTTCAATGTGGACTTTCAACTGCAGGTGTACAATCAACTGCTAAATTAACTTCAAGAGTAAATGGTTCAGCAATAGAGTTTGGTCATACAAATGTTTCTGATTATTTTTTTGGTACTTTAGGTTCTTATGGTAGTAATGGAGAGCCATTTTTATCGTTTTCTTGTATGAATGAACAAAATGCTAATACTTGGACTACTAAAAGTACAGTTGGTAATATTATACAAGGTAATAATAGTGGACATTTAGTTTTTCAACAAGTTACTTCTACAAATACCACTGGACAAACACCTACTGAACGTATGCGTATCACAAGTGGGGGTCAAGTTTGTATAGGAACTACAAGCACTACAGTATCTTCTTCTGTAGTAAGTGCAGTATTTGGTTCAGGTAGTGATGTAACTTTAAAATTAGGTGGTCATAGTGGTACACATACTATGATGCAATTTTTACATACTGGAACAGTAGTAGGTAGTGTAAGTTCAACTACATCTGCTACTTCATATAACACTTCATCTGATTATAGATTAAAAGAAGATTTACAAGATTTCAATGCTTTAGATATTGCATCTAAAATTAAGATGTATGATTTTAAATGGAAAGAAGCAGATTCAAGAAGTTATGGTGTATTAGCACACGAACTTCAAGAAGTAGTACCACAAGCAGTTAGTGGTGATAAGGATGCAGAAGAAATGCAACAAGTTGATTATAGTAAGTTAGTACCTATCTTATTAAAGTCAATACAAGAATTAGAAGCTAGAGTTCAAGAACTAGAAAAAGAGATTTAAAAAATTATTATATTTGTTAAAATATTAAATTAAAATTATGGCTAAAGCAAAAAATACTTATTCGTGGAACTGTCGTACTGTCGATTGTTATACTAAATTAGATTCTAATTCTGACGTTGTTTATAATATTCATTGGCGTTATACTGCAACTTCTGACAAAGTAGATTCAGAAGGTAATCCGTACGTAGCATCAAGTATTGGAACGCAATCAGTATCTACAGAAGACATCAAAGATTTCATACCTTTTGCAGACTTAACTAATACTAAAGTTACTGAATGGTGTGAGACTGCGATTGGTGAAGAACAAGTTGCAAAGATGAAAGAAGGTTTAGATGCACAGATTGAAGAAAAAATAAATCCAACTCACGTTACACTACAAGTTTCAGAATAAAAATAATTATACATTTTCTTATTTAAGTTTGTAATAATATTTGTATAACATTTTTAAATTTATAATATTATGCCAAGCACAGGATTAATGAATGGAACTCTGCTTGTACTTCAGATCAGTACAGACGGCAGTTCATTTACAAATCTCGGACATTCAACTTCAGCATCTTTATCATTTAATTTAGATACACCTGAGGCGACTTCCAAAGATAGTGGCGGTTATCGTGAAGTTATCGCAGGAGCAAGATCAATCGATATTAGTTTTGATTCTTTGGTCGCTTATGATGATAGTGTTGATGTTGATACTATGATAGGACACGCAAATAATAGAACAAAAATTCACGCTAGATTTGGGACTGCTGTAAGTGGTGATACTACTTATGCAGTTCAAGGATTTATCAGTTCTATTGATTATACAGCAGATGCAGAAGCACCAATAACATTTAGTGGTACTTTCACTTCAACTGGCGCTGTTTCTGTAGGTACTAACTAATAATTTTTATATTATAATTATTAATGTTAGTTTTACTTAATGAATAGTAAAAGAGGTTATGTAGATGTAGAAATTGGAGGGCGCAAAAGAACCCTCCATTTTTCTATGAATTTTTGGTGTCATTTTACAGAATCGTTAAAAATTAATCTTAATGATTTAGATAAATTATTTTCTAATACATCATTTAATATGTCAACTATAAGAGGTATTATATACTCTGGTCTAGTTGCATTTGATAAAGAAGAAAAAAATAATATTGATTATGATAAATATGATGTTGGTAATTGGCTTGAAAATTTTGATCAAGAGCAATTAACAAAAATTATGTCAGCTTTAACACAATCAAAAGTTTTAGGTAATTCTTTAAATATGGGTTTAGAAAGAGAAAATAAATCTGTAAAAAAAAAATAAAAACTGATTATTGGGAAGACATTCTTGACTATTACATTGGTCAATGTGGAATAACACCCAACGTATTTTGGACAAATACGTTAAACGAAAATCAAAGACTTTCTGAATCATATCAAATAAAACAAAATTTAGAATGGGAACGTTTACGTTATCTTGCTACAATGATGATAAATTTAAAAGCTACAAAGCCAAGTCATAGAATACAACCAACAAAATTATTCAAACTACCACAAGACAATAAAATTAAAAAGAAAAAAATCAAACCATTAACAAAAGAAGAAGTTGACAATGTAATAAAAGATTGGGATAATACAATGAACACAGGAAAAATATCTAATATCTAAAATAATTATATTTGTTAAAATTATGATCTATGTTTCAAGATTTATTAATAAGACTAAGAGGTGATGCTACTGAACTTAAAGGTGCAGTAAAACAATCTAAAAAAGAAATATCTGGTTTTCAGAAACAATTAAACAATGTATCAAGCACACTTAAAACTGTTTTTGCTGGTGCGTTATCTGTAGCCGCAGTTCAATCTGTTAGACTTGCAAAAGATTTTACAAAATCTATGACACAAATCAAAGCACTCGTAGGTGTCGCAAGTGATGAAGTAGATGCAATGGGAGAAAGTGCAAGAAAAATGGCTGTCGAAACTGGCAGAAGTTCTAACGAAGCCGCTGAAGCGTTGTTCTTTATTACATCTGCTGGACTGCGTGGAGCTGACGCAATGAACGTATTAGAGGCATCTTTAAAAGCGTCTGCGGTAGGACTAGGGCAAACTAAATCAGTAGCAGACTTGGCAACTTCGGCACTTAACGCCTATGGCACAGAGAATCTTACTGCCATTGAAGCGACAGATATCTTAACTGCATCTGTAAGAGAAGGTAAATTAGAAGCTAGTGAACTAGCGGCGTCAATGGGTAGAGTTTTGCCTGTAGCGTCAAACATGGGTGTAGAGTTTCACGAAGTTGGTGCGGCGTTTGCAGCCATGTCGAGAACGGGTACTAATGCCGCAGAAGCGTCAACTTCTTTAAATGCTATATTGTCAGGTTTACTAAAACCAACACAAGATGCAGAAATGGCTCTATCTGAAATGGGTTTATCTAGTAAAGGTCTCAAACAACAGATCAAAGATGAAGGCTTGTTATCTGTACTTAAAACTCTCAAAACAGAATTTGATCAAAATTCAGATGCGTCTGCAAGAGTTTTTCCTAATTTGAGGGCGTTACGTGGTGTTTTAGATTTAGTAGGTACTGGTGCTGAAACAAACGCAAAAATATTTGATTCTTTATCTGTTTCTCTGGGTGCAACAGAAACAGCATTTGAATCTACTAAAGACGCATCTTTTGAATTTGATAAAGAGTTATCAAGATTAAACGAAACTTTACTTGTCGTTGGTGAAAATGTATTGCCTGTTGTAAACTTTTTATTTAAAAAATTTAATGATGCAATAACTGGCACAACTTTTTTCACAGAATTATATGAAAAAAATGTTAAATCACTTAATGATACATTAAAAGAATTTTCAAAAAATCAAAAAGATGTTAATGATGAAATAAATGAAAGTGGTGAAGAAATCACACAATTAAATACTATATATCAATCATATAAAAAAACAATAAAAGAATTAAAAAATACTGAAGAAATACTTGGTGATGAATTTGATTTAACTGAAGAAAGCATAAAAGAAACACAAAAATCATTAATAGAGCTTTTAAATGCAAGTCAAAAAAATACAACTGCATTTCAAAAACTATCAACAGAATTAAAAAAATTACAATCAATACAATCTATAGATTTAGCAGAAAAATTAGGTTTAGAATCTGAAAAAGATTTAGATGATTTAGATATTGATTTTTCTAGTTTAGAAAAAGAACTAGAAAATGTTAAGACATTCAATCAAATGTTAAATGAAATTCTTGATCAATCTAATAAAGATTTATCTGATAAAACACAAGAGCTTTTTGAAAGTCAAGCAAATCATAGACAAGAGCAATTTAAAAAATTTTCTGAAGATGCTTTAACTATAGCTGGTATTGTTCAAACAAATTTAATTGCAATATCAGATAAATTAATAGAATCATTAGGTATTGCAGATCAAGGTGTTGCAGGTTTTGTAAAATCTATTGTTAAAATGTTAACCCAATTAATAATTCAACAAACTATAAATAGTGCTGTACAAAAAATTATTGGTAAAGCACAAATAGGTACAAATTTTGGAGTAGCACAATCAAGTGCAATTACTTCTGCAACACAAACAGCGGCAACAATACCAGGTGGTTTTTTTGCTTTACCGGCCATGATTGCTTCAGCTATGGCACTCGTTGGAAGTGCATTCGGTGGAATCACAGCTTTTGCAAAAGGTGGTTTAGTAAAATCACCAGTCATGGGACTTGTCGGGGAAGCTGGGCCAGAGGCAATCATACCTTTAGATAGACTACCTAATTTGATGTCTCAATCACAAAGAAGCACAAAAGGTGAATTTACATTAAGAGGTCAAGATTTAATATTAGCACTTGAAAGAGCAGGTGATTTTAGAACAAGAGTTACTGGTTAATTATGTCTAATTATGGAGAAAAATACGGTGTAAATTTTTTTGATGTAGATGAAAATAAATTTCGTTTACAGATATTAGAATATGGTTACGGTGGTGATTCATCTACAAATCTTACACTAGCTAAGAATCCAATCACAATTACTTATGAACAAGATGATGATTATTTCAAACCAATAATCGGATCAACTTGTAAGATTGATTTAATAATAGAAGATAAAACATTAGGTGACGAATGGGAAGATGAACCTACTAACTGGGAAGTTGCTGATTTTTTTTGGGAGTATGTTGATCTAACTTTCTTAGCACCACAATCAGATAGAGAATTTAAAATAAAAGTACATAGAGAAATTTTAAATGGAACAAGTGATGCGTATGCTGTAGCAAATAGATTAAAAGATACATCTGTAGATTTTACTGCTAAATTAAAAGTAGGTGATTTAATTATTAATACAACTACAGGAGCATCAACAACTGTTGCACAAGTAAGTTCTGCAACAATTATTAAATTAAGTGCTGATATTTTTGCAGATGCAGGTGGTGAAACTTATGAAATATTTAGAAACTTATGGACTGGATTCATAGTTCAAGACAGTTACACATTTCCTATTGCAAACTATCCATTTCAGATAAGCGTTTATGCTACTGATCTTATTGGTACTTTAGACGGTTATACTTATGATCTAACTACTAATTCACCGACTGCTTTTGCTTCTATACAGAATTGTCTTAAAAATATTAATGTTCAAGATGCAGAGGGTACTGCTGTAAAAAGTTTAGAGTTTGGTTATAAGGTTCTATGTAGATTAAATTATTTTACGGTTTCAGCAGGTTCTTATACATCAAATGATAATCCTTATACATTGACACACATAAATTTTGTTGATGCGTTTAAAGATGAAAATTCTAATTTCTTAGATTGTAAAACAATATTAATATCATTATTACAAATGTTTAATTGTCGCATATTCCAACACGAAGCAACTTGGACAATAATAGATAACGCTTCTTTATCTCTTAGTTCTTTTAATGATAGTGGTGGTTCTTATTCAAAAGAATTTAAAGTATATAGCAAGGCAGGATCACTTATTGGTACTGAAGCTATTACTTCACCAGTTGTAAATATTAATTCATCACAGAGCAGTTCTACAATACAACCTATGAATAATGATTTATTGAAAAGAATTAAACCTCCTACAATAAGACAAAAGAATCAGATAAATATAAAACACCAGTTAAAAAAGACTATCACAAATGGTGGTTTTGAGACTACATCTTCACCAACTGGTAGCACACCAAGTTATGGTAATGACGTTGGTACTTGGTCTATCGTTGATAAATCAATAACCTTTGGTGTTGATGTTGAAGCTGTTGATACGTCAATTTCACCTCCAGTCACTTTCGGTAAACCTGCATATCAAGGATCATTCAGTTTATTATCTATAGGTTCTTCATCATCTACATCAACATTTGTTGCAACAAATAATACTGGTAACATTGGATCAACTACAGAAGAAACTATTTTATCTTTTGCAACAAGAGGATTTTCACCTGATCTTTCATCTGATCCTACTGGACAAACACCACTGAATAATATAGGTTATACGATTAAGTTTCAGATACTACTTGGTGGTGTTCATTATTGGAACAATTCTACTGGTGAATGGACATCAAGCGTAACAACAAATTTTATATTTGATTCTACAAATGACGAATGGGTAAGAAGAGAAATTAAGATGAGTAATGCACCAACTACTGGTGCAGTAGAGATAAAACTTTTAGTATCACAAGAAAGTGCATACGGTAATTCTAATTTTAGAATGTATTATGATGATTTCACATTACAAAGCAGTAGTGACTTAGAATATTTAGATACAGAGGTTAAGATTGTAAAAACAGAATTTAAAAATAATAATGCAGTATTGAAATCTGTAGAAAATATATTTGGTACAATTCAAGATGCAAAATATAGTAATTGTTTAGTTGATGCTAGTGGTAATGTTATATTTCAATTTAAAGGTTTTGATGAAGGCGTTGCACTCGGAAACCCTTTAGAAGTAAAAATGAATCAACAACGATTGAATGATTTTGCAAAAAACAATGAAAGATATGAAGGTACATTTAGAAAAGTAAAAGATAGCGATAATTTCACAACACCAATAAGTATGCTTACATTACCCAAAATAAGTTTTGATACGTTTAGTTTAGATAATCATTGTGCTATTGATAATTTAAAATATAATGTTTCTGAAAACAGATATAGTTTAAGGATGCACGTACCTGATCAATCAAACTTCACAGATGCTAATTTATTTAATGATATAGAAGTTAGAAGAAACTTCTACGAAGATAAACCTAAAGATTAAGATTTTTTTTCTAAATGCTTTAGTGACTTACATTCTTCTTCTAATAAATTATTAAAGTCTTTTATTTGTTCTTTAAAACTATTTATAATCTTTCTTCTTTCTTCTAAATCGTGCATAGAATTTGAGCAAGAATCAAGAAAATTTTGTTTTAAAAATTCATATAAACTCATACAAAAAGTATTAATGAAACATAAAGCGTTGAAAACAACACAATCAAAAATAAGAAATCTATTATTAACTTTTTCATATTATTTAGTTTTACAAAATTTACATACACCATTTTTTCTTGGAACAATTCTATAACAACATTCTCTTGTACATAAATATAAATCAAGAAAATACTTTACAAGAAATCTAATTATCTTCTTCATATTCAGACAATAAATCTTTTGCTTCATTATAAAGTTCTTCAGAAACTACATAAGTCATATCAATTGGTTCATTTAAAATTACTCTATCACCAGTTTCAGGTTGATATTCAGTCATCTGAATTATCAAAGTTCTATGATCATAAAAAGCATAGAACGTGAATATGTCGTGTTCAAATGTCATTGCTTCTTACCTATCAATTCTTCAATCTCATCTGCTAACTCTTTCATAGACTTTAACTTAGTCATTATAGAACTTTGTTCTATCTTATCTCTTAACGGTGTGTTAAGAAACTCTATACGCTTTTTAACACGCTTCTTACGTGCTTTCTCTCTTGCTCTGTCGTAACTATCATTTTTCATAATTAATCGCTTAAATCGTTAAAAATTATAAAGGGTTCATTTCTACACCCTTATATATTTAATTAATCTATTAACTCTTTATCTAATAGTTTTTTAATTTGATTTTCAACTGATGTTTTTGGTTCTATTATTGCAGTATAGCCAATTTTATGTTCTTGATTTACTGCATAATATAATTCACCTGATTCACAAAATTTAGTGTTTTTTTCTCCTGTAAGTTTACCCATAAAATATTGATTAATATAATATATATATCTGCCTTTATCGGTTAAATTAGGAGTAAAAATAGTTTTTCTTTTAATAATTTTCATAATATAAATTTAAGTTTTGTGTCTTATGACAATACAATAATATATAAAATATTTTATAATACAAAAATATTTTATACTAAAATAGGTTTAATTGTTGCTTTGACCAATCGTGACAGATGTCCATAATACGTGATCTTTTTTTAAAATTTATTTCTTTATTAAATAATAGTTTTTCAAAAACAGTTGGTATGTTTGAAACCAACTGTAAATTCAAATGTTTTTTTAAATTCAAATCATTAATCTCATCAAAACATTTACGTATTAAATATTTTTCTTGTGGTTTATTTATTTCAGACCAATCATATTGTATAAAATAATTAAATACTTTTTCATTAATATATGGTGCAATTAATATTTTTTTGTATTCTTTACTTAACATTTTAAGTTGTTCAACGCCTGCAGGATTATCACTTGAAAAATATTTTTTACGAAACTTATCAAATTCTATTTTAGTATGTATATGATTTATCATTGCAGATTTGCTCAATCCGTAATGACCATCTGCGGCGACACCTGAAATAATTACTTTTTCTTCAATGCAAGGAAACACATACAAGAAAGGCCATGTACACTCAAACTGCGTTTTTTTCTTACATTTATATTTATTAGATAATTTTTTAAAATCATTAATAATGTTTTTATCAGAAACAGATATTTTTGTAAACTTAATATTGTGTTTTTTACATATTTCTTCAGCTTTTTTTGAATCATATGTTTCTATGTTGTTTACATAAAAAGTATAAGCGTGAATCTTTAAATTCAATCTTTTTGCTGTAAATAAACAACTACTGCTGTCAACACCACCAGATAATAAAATTGCTACTTGTTTATTATTTTTAACATCTTTTCTTATAATTTCATATAATATTTTATCTATCATATAGAAAATATTTTATGATAAATTAACATTTCAACAAGTTCATGAAAATCGTTTTTTTGCATTATGATATATTCGCCGTCATTTTTTCTTTTATGATAAATAATTTTGTAATCATCTATATCTGATTGCATCTCTTTAAATATTTTATGATATGACGGATTATTTATTAAAGACTTACATTGTATCGCAAACGGCTTAGTATTAACAAGATCAATTTTTCTGTCATCCATCATCTTAGACGCATAACGTGAAGTCTCGCAGTTTGACCAACCGAGTTCTCTATATTCTCTGCGAATTTGTCTCTCGTAATCGTGTCCCTTTCTTCTGTTTGTGTTTGACATATAATATACTTAAAAGAGCTATTAAGCAAATAGCTATAAATTTAATTAATCTTTTTTTTATCATCTCTTTCAACGAAAAGTGCGTAACCTAGATAACAGTAATTAATCACGTCTGCAAATCTAGAATGTATGGGCTCTGACTTTTTTAAATTTGCGTTCTTCATGTGTGCCATGATACTCTGTAAATGTTTTTCAAAAAAAACTCCCCATACTCGTAATTCAGAAATATCTAATCTCTCTGCTGTTTCTTTGAAATTATGCAGTACATCTAAGTCTTCATTTGTGTACTCTGGTCTTTTATTCTGCATAATATCAAAGCTGTAATCATTTAATTGTTTTACTAACTTGTCAAATTCTTTTTGTGTCATAATACTTTTTTTAATATGTCATATTTAACTTCATCTAATTCTTTGATTTTGCTTAAAAGAATCAACTGTTCTTGTTTTGCTTTTGCTCTTTCTTCGTCAGTAGAATCTATACCAAGATTACATTCAATGTTCGCCATAGCTTTCATGAGTGCATCTATCTTTGCTTTTGTTTGTTTGTTAGTGTTGTAACTACCAAACAGTTTTCGTTTTTCGTTTTGTGATAATTCGTCTGTTGTTACCATTATTTTAAAATTGTGTTATAAATATGCTTTGCTATTGCATACATCATCAGAGGAGGTACGCTTCTGCCTAGTCTCTCCCATTTCTTAGCGAATGTTTCGCCGAGATAATAGTCATAAGGAAAGCTACACACACTCTTTAATTCGTCAATAGTCAAAGTTCTTTTTATATGTGGGTGCCATAGTTCAGCACTTGTTGTTACAGTTCTACATGGTTTATTTGCGTCAAGACGTATGCGTCCTGCACCACTGATCTTTTCTTTTATTCTATCACCACAAGCTAACATACTTTCGCCAGGCTGTTGAAGATCATATACTCTTTGCTGTTCTTTAGATAATTTTTTATAAGAACTATCTATTTCTATCTTAATATTATCAATGACTTCTTGAATAGTTATTTTATCTTTTATCTTTTCGGGATACGTTATGTTCTTCAGTATATCGTTACGAACACCTATAAATATTATTCTTTCTCTAGCTTGTGGCACATAATAATCACTTGAATCTAATACTCTATATTCTACGCTGTAACCACAAGAAATTAAATTATAATAAATTGTTTTTTTATGTTCGTCAAATATATGTGTTTGTGCTGAACCAAGAAGATTTTGTGATGCACCCATAGTGAGACCTTTTACGTTTTCAGCTACAAAAACTCTTGGCTGTACATCTCTGACTAATCTTGCAAATTCAAAAAACAAATCATCTGTTCTCTGTACTGTGTCTGAATATTTTTTTTCTTGACCCCATGCTTTTTCTCGTAAACCCGCCATGCTAAAAGAAGCACAAGGTGGAGAACCGTCAAGAATATCAAGTTCACCTTTTTTAATATTTAATTCTTTAAATATATCTTCTGCTTTTAATTGTCTCACATCTTGTGTGAAGATATGCGTGTCTGGATAATTCTTAGCATAACATTCATAAGCGTCTTTTATAAATTCATTTATTGCAAGTATGTTACCACCTGCCAATCTGTAGCCAGTAGATGAGCCGCCACAACCTGCAAATAATGATATGACTTTGAAAAAATTTTGTTGACTTTTTCGTTTTACTAAATCTAAACTATAATTAAATGGTTTCATTTTATTAAAATCCAGCTTTTAAAATTAAGAGATTGAAAAAAACATTTAATCTTTTTAAAACCTGCTTCGTAAAACATATTTAAATTTTCTTTTTCACTTAATGGTCTCATGAGACATCTTAGATCAATTTGTTTTTCTAAAATTTCTTTATGTGTAAAATTTTTAAGTTTTTGATCATAATGTGTAAATGTAAATATGTCTTCTAAAAAACCATCATCTATATATATTTTTTCAGCAATGATACAAGCACCACCTTTATTGAGATTTTTACAAACTTTTTTTAACAATTTTTCTCTCTGCGATATTTCTAAAAATTGTAATGTAAATATCAATAGTATAAAATTTGTGTTATAAAATTTTATTCTATCATCTGTTATGTCTCTTAAATAAAAAGAAAGATTCTTAGAAGATGTTTCTTTTAATAGATTATCTGATATGTCGTAGCCTACGAATGATGCGTTGTTTTTATTTTGTTTATGTAACTGTTTTAGAAGAAGGCCTGTAGAACAACCAAGATCATATACGTTTGAATTTTTAGTTATAAAATATGTTGATATTTTTTGTATTAAATCAATTAAAGAATGATAATTAGATACACTTTTATTTATGTGATCATCAAAATTATCTATCGTATCAAAGCTGAAGTTCTGTTTGTTTGTTTTCATATTTTACTGCTTTCATTCTAGTTTCATAATCTAGTTCTATATTTAAAAATACACCAAGTTTTACTGCTGAAATAATTTCAAATTTTTTCTCATAAAATTCTTCTTCATCACTATTTAAATTTAATCTAGAGTTTTTACTCATCTCTATAACAGTCAACGGTTTAAATCTTACATTTTTATTAAATAAATTTTCTTCAGGTAATTCACCCATAATTATATAACCATATGTGTTTTTGAATCTTGGATATTGTGCTGTTATTAAAGTATTATATGATAATAACTGAGCAGTCGTTAATTTTTTTTGTTTGTATTTGTATTCTATAAAAAATTGTTGATTAGTTCTCAAACTACTTATATGACAATCAACGTCTTGTATAGAACATTTTTTTGTATTCATATAACTAATATGAAAATTTAAAAGATTATTATGATAACCATCTATATATTTTTTTTCTGTATTTATATCTTGAAAATTCATAATATGTGACTGCCGTCTTCGTTGATGTCTTGCCAATGAAAACCTTGTATTTTATTATTGATTATATATTGTCGCCATGACTTAAAAGCAAGACGCCATGCTTGTTTACCTTTTTCAATTAAATTATCTGATAATGAATAAACAGCTACATCATACGGATACTTGTTTTCAATAGCAATAAAACGAAACGCAGAGGGATCGAAGCCAAGCATTTCTGAATAGAAACACGCCTGAAGATGATAAGCGTAATTGAAAATTGAGTTTCTAAAAGCTATTGGTGATGCGTCTTGACAAGTCTTAATGTCAATGATATATCTATTCTTTTTGATTCCGTCAGGTCTTATACGTACAGGAACGTTATCGAATGTACCGTAATAACTATTTTCTATTTCATCTAATGTAGATATTAATTTATTTGCAAGTTTATTGTTTGTAACATTTTCTATTATTTTATTTAAAGATTCTTTTTCTTCATGACTAACAATAATTTTATCTTTATTTTCAGATAATATATGTTTTTTGTATTCTCTATCTTTCTTTGTTCTTAGATTTAAATTTTTAGGTAAACAAAAAACTTCTTTCTTTTCATATTCTAAAAGCAAACTATGTACAGCACTACCAAAGTTCATTGCAGAAGTTGATACATATTTCTCTCTGTTTACAAAATGATATACTGACTTCTTAAATATTGTTTTAAGACCACTTGCTGAAATACTATCATGTGAATGATATTCTTGATTCGTGTCTTTCTTTTTTATCACTTTATTTTTTTTAAATTATGTTTTATATAATAGATAAAATATAGAATTGCAGGACTGAATACTAATATGTTGAAAATGTTTGGGTGCCAGTACTCGCCACAGAAACCAAAAAAATGTTTTAAAACTTCTATCATAATCAAAAAGAAGCACCATCATCACCGATTATTAACCGCTTAAATTAAAATGAATCAGGTGCTTCACTTAAATAAAACTACAAAATAGTATGAAAAAACTAAAACGGTAACCCACTATCATCAGCAGATTGCGTTTCAGTCTTTTTCTTAATCTTGCTTGGATCGTTCCAAACAACGTTCACGTTCTTACCAAACTGATCAGGCTTATCTCTTTTTGAGATTCTAAGTCTGACGAATTTGTTTCCTTTGTATTCTTCAACTACATCTGGATTCTCTTTAATCTTATCAAGATTTAATGTTACGTTGAAAAATTCACCGTATTGACCAGTAACTGTTTTGCCACTACCTAAATATATTGTCTCACTCATATTAATTATTTTAAAAGTTTATTATTCATATTATGTGCTACTTTACCGTTAGCACACCAATAGCCGAAATGTGATGCAGTTTTAATTATATCACTTTCAGTTATGTCTTCACAGTTGCCATTAGTTTTTAAATTCCAAAAGTCAATAGATGCTTTTAATGATGATTGTCTAATTATTTGATTTTGTGTGTCATTCATAATTCGCATATTAAAGATTTTAAAAAACCGATTTTAACCATTGATTCAAGTTCGCTAACCTTGAACGAACTAGGATCATTGAACTTGTTATGAATCGTCATAGGCGTGACACCCATCTTTTTAGCAAGTGTCAGCTTTGTCATACCAAGCTCTTTTAATCTATATTCTAACTGTAATCGTTGTAACATATTACAAATTAAGTATAAATAAATTTATTATACAAATATTATTTTTATTTTATTAAAAATATTTTATATTGCATAAAATAACAAGCACTTAGCTTTAATATATATATTAAATTATTTCTATTATTTTCTTTAAAGGAAAATAATAGAAATAATATATCTATATGTATAACATTAATATAGATATTAATAATAAAATAATCAATTTTTTTTAATTATGACACAACAAATGAAAAAAAGCGCCAAAGAAAAAACAGAAAGTGAAGCGAAGATGTCGATAAATGTTTCGCATTTAATAGATGAATTTGAAACTGCTGAAGCTACGTTTCGATTTGCTGACATATCTAGCAAAAGAAGTAAGTACAATCGTGACATAGATGAAGCGTTCTATAATCACGCAAAAAGATATATTGAAAAGTTATGCAAACTTTTAGTTCTCGTCAACGCAGGCGAGATGTTTCATCTGCATCAATATAGACAGACACTTATAAATCATAAAAAAGACATAAACAAAATCTATCAAAAAATTAAAGACATTAAATTATGAAAGGTAAACTACAGATATTAGACTTCGATGATGTATTAAAGCGTGACGAAAACGCACAAGAATGTAAAGAAGTTTATGTAAATGATGTTAGAGATAAACTAGAAACATTTTTCAAAGATGGTTACGAGTTAGGTCAACCTTCTTACATAAATAAGTTAAATGAAATATTCACATGGCGTAAAGGTTTCTTGTATTGTTTCAGTGGATATCCGCAGTCGGGTAAATCAGAGTTCATAAATTACTCAATGTTATTAAGAGCAAAACATTATGATGACAAGATTGTGATGTACTCACCAGAGAGTAATACGTATGAACTTATAACAAATCTTGCTAGAGCATATCTAGGTAAGAACGTAAATCCCGAGTTTGATAATGTATGTACAGAAGAAGAATACAATAAAGGTTTAGACTTCATTCAAGATCATTTTGTATTTTTAGAGAATCAAGAAGAACTACCATCAGTTGCAGGATTGCTCAATACATTTGAGAGATTGTCTAACAAAGATTTTGATTGTTACGTAATAGATCCCATGAACTGGCTCGTTGAATCAAACGTCGGCGAAACAAATCTCTATAACTATCTGAAAGTATCTTTGACAAATCTCAAAATGTTTGCGAAAAACTTTGATAAGATTGTTTGTTATATTGAACACCCTAAAACTCCAAGCCCTGTAAAAGGTAAGATACCTAAGGCGACTGCGTTTAGTTTGGCCGGGGGCACTATGCACTTCAATAAGGTGGACGTTATGTGTATATTACACAGAATGACAAAAGAAGATTTAGAAGATAAATTATCAAAAGGTGAAATTTTAGCTAGACAATTAGATAATTTAGATAATAATATTAACTTTGTTGAGTTTGAAACAGTTAAAATGAAATCACAAAGATTAAATGGCAAGCTTGGCAGTAATCTTTTAGAATATGATTTCATTACTGGTAGATTTAAATAAATAAATTATGACAAAAGAACAAGCCACACAGTTACTGGTTTCTGTTTGCGAAAAAGCATCAAAATCAGGTTTATTCACATTATCAGAATCAAGTCTTGTGTTACAAGCACTTGAAAAATTTGGTGTACAACCACCGCAGGTAGAAGATTTGAAACATGATGACGTGGAAAAAAAGGTATCAAAAACAAAAGAAATTAAAGACTAAATATCTTTTTATTTCTGATGAAGTTGAAATACTAGGCTATTCATTAAACATTTGTAATACAGTTATTAAACTATGGTATTACTATAAATGTAAATCACAAATAATTTATATTGCTATAAATGATAAAGTAAAAACTTATCAAATAAGAGAAAAATCAATATCTCTTAGTGATATTAATAATCAAAAAACATATAAATATCTTAATAAAATTATAACAAGAGATGAATTTATCTTACTTTTAGAGTGTGATAACAAAAGGTAAGAATAAAGTTTTAAAAGAAATAAAAACATTTATTTTACTTTACAAAGAAAAAGCTGAAGCCCATCATTATCATACTAATGACGATTTAAAATGTTATAAAAGAATATATGCTATTGCAGAGTTATTTCCTGTAAATAAAGAATATAAAAGAAGTTTGCCAAAAATAGAATGTTACATTAAAGAATTGTGGTTACTTTATTATTATTTCAAACAAAGAATTGACGGTAAAAACTTAAAGTATAAACAAATCGTAATAAAATATTCTTAATTTTGTATCATGGCAACAAAAAGCAACATATTAAAAAACAATATTATTAAAGCACTTGAAAAACATCTTGGTGTTGTTACATCTGCTTGTAAAGAAGTTGGTTGTAACAGATCAACATTTTACAAGTATTACAACAATGATTCTAAATTTAAAGAGAAAGTTGATGAATTACAGAATGTAGCTTTAGACTTTGTTGAATCAAAGTTATTTGAACAGATACAAAATGATAATGCTACGTCTACAATATTCTATTTAAAGACTAAAGGCAAGGCGCGTGGTTTCATAGAACAGAACATTATTGAACATAAAGGAGGAATAGAAAGTAAACTCATTCAATGGAAGCCAGCAGACAAGAAACAATAGAATGTAATAAACAATTCTATCAAACATTAAACTCTGATAAAAGAATAATCTGCCACCAGGGCGGTAGTAGATCAGGCAAAACATACGCTATCTGTCAGTATCTTATATATCTGCTAACAACAAGAGAAAAAAAATTAGTTATAACAATAGCAAGAAAAACATTACCTGCTCTAAAAGGTAGTGTTTACAGAGACTTTTTAGAGATAGCAGATAAAGTAGGTATACTACAATTCTCTATTATCAATAAAGCAGAAATGACTATTAAATACAAAAATCATCTTGTCGAATTTATATCATTAGATAACGAAATGAAGGTGCGTGGTAGAAAGCGTACACATTGTATGCTCAATGAAGCAAACGAATTTTTTAAAGAAGATTTTGATCAGTTGAGCTTAAGGACAACAGAAAAGATAATTCTTGATTTTAATCCTTCAGATGTCATACATTGGATTTACTCTGATATTTGTACAAGAGATGATTGCGATACTTTTATCACTACATTTGAAGATAACGCTTTTCTTGATCAAGAAATAAAAAAAGAAATACTGAGAATGAAAGAACGTGATTCTGATATGTGGCGTGTCTACGGTCTTGGTGAACGTGCTACATTTAAAGAAGGACAAATATTCGATAAATGGCGATGGATAGATTACAATGAATTTATGAATAAAGAAGACTGCGAAGTTGTTTACGGTATCGACTGGGGCTACAGCAATGATCCTACTGCAATAGTAGAAGTGCGTAGAAAGAATGACAGACTGTATGTAAATGAATTGTTATATAAAAAGAATTTAACAAATCAAGATATTTATAATGAGATAAAGAATCTTGATCTGTTAGAAGAAATATTTGTTTGCGACAGTTCAGAACCAAAGTCACTCGAAGATTTAAAAAGATTAGGACTATACTGTAAAGCGTCAATAAAAGGCGCAGGATCAGTTATGAACGGCATACAAACAATAAAAGAATATGATGTGTATGCTTCAAAACAAAGTAAAAACTTACTTCAAGAGTATCAATATTACACATGGGAGACAAACAAAGATTCACAAACAATAAATAAAATTAAACAGAATGGCATGGATCATTTAATGGACGCTTTTAGATATGCAGTAACAACTGGTCTATCAAGACACAGTTCATTAATCATTGTTTAATAATTTTTAGTATTTTTGAAAATAAATTCTATATATGGCAAGTTTTCTTCAAAGATTAAGAAATGGTTTGAAAGCATTTGGTTCACAACAAACAGATGAATCATATAATAGATTTATTTATGATGTTCTCGGCACAAATCCAATTTCCAATAATCAATATAATCAAGACTATATTGATAAAGGTTATAAATTTAATCCTACAATTTATTCTCTTATACAACTCATATCAAAATCTGCGATTACTGTTCCATATAAAATATATCAAAAATTAGATGAAAGTTCAGTTAAAGAATATAAAGGTCTATTGTCTGATGGTTTAAACGAAGATTCAGTATTTAAATCTAAATTAATGCGTAAGCATATATTTGAAGAAGTTGAACATTCTGCTCTTGGAAAGTTATTAGAAAGACCGAATCCTGCACAATCATTTTCTGTTTTTTTGCAAGAACTTATATCATTTGGTAAACTTACTGGCAACAGATACATATATGGACTGTCACCAGAAAACGGTGAAAATGCTGGTGTTTATTCACAACTTTACAATTTACCTGCTCACTTAATAGAAATAAAATCTGATGGTATTTTTAAGCCTGTATCTAAATACACAATGATTTACAATAAAAACAAATATGATCTAACAGCAGAAGAAGTTTTGCACATTGCAGACTTTAATCCAGACTATCAAGGTGATGGTTCACATTTATATGGTCAATCACCTATTGAAGCAGGTATGAGAGTATTGACTACAGCTAATGAAGCCGTTGAAACAAATCTTAAATTTTTACATAATCAATCAGCAAGAGGTATGTTAAGTCCTACAGATGAAAACATTACACCAACACAAGCTCAACAATTAAAAGATGCACTAAGAAGAAACTATCAAGGAAGTAAATCTGCTAATGATATAATGATTACTGGTAAGAAGTTCTCGTGGACAAACTTTGGGCTTTCTACATCTGATCTTCAATTATTAGAATCATATAATGCAACAATTAAAGATTTGTGTAATCTATATGGCGTACCAGTACAATTATTAAATAATACAGAATCTACAACATACGATAATTATAGAATTGCAAGAAAAGTTTTATTTACTAACGCAATTATTCCAGAATTAAATAAGATAAGAGATGAATTTAACAGATGGTTAGTACCGCAGTTTGGTGAAGATTTATACTTTGACTTTGATTATAGTGCGATACCTGAACTAATGCCAGAGCAAAAACAATTAGTTGATAATCTATCTAAAAGTTACTGGCTCACATCAAATGAAAAAAGAGAAGCGTCAGGCTACGGAGTAGACGAAGACAATGACATCATGAACGAATATTTAGTACCAGCACAGTTTATGCCGATATCAGATTTAGATGTATCTGTATCTGAAGAAGCGAGATTTCCAGAGTTACCTGAAAGAAGCACAGATGATGAAGATAATAATATTGTACAAGAAGAAGTTATAGAAGATATGAGAGATGAAGAAGAAAAGCAAGAGATGAACGCAAGATTAAGAAAGTCATTACAAAAGAAAGCTGACGAACACAATGAAAAAGTAGGTGACGCAAAATCAAAAAAAACTAATGTAAGAACATTATTTGCAGTATATAAAAGAGGTATCGGTGCATACAGAACAAATCCACAGTCAGTTAGACCAAGTGTTAGTTCACCTGAACAATGGGCGATGGCAAGAGTAAATAGTTTTCTTTATGCTTTAAGAAATGGAAGATTCAGAAGTGGTAAGCACGATCAAGATTTATTACCAGAAGGTCACCCAATGTCAACAAAAAAGAATTTAGATTTTAAAAAATTAGTACCAGGTATGACTGATGTATTTACTACAAGACAAGAAGCAGAAGATAGAGCAGAAGAACTTGGTGGTAGTGGTTCTCATTATCATACATGGGATGGCGAAGAAGTTTTTATGCCTTTTGAATCACATGACGAATATAATGAAGCTGTTGCAAATCAAAAAACTCATTATGATGATGAAGACGAAGAAGAACGCAAACAAGAACTTTATGATGACTATCCTAAGTCTGCTAGTGCTAAGGCTAAAAGAGCAAGAGAAATTAATGAATCATTTAATAATCCTTGTGCAACATTAGTCGGTAAAACTAGAAGTGCTGATCTTATTGCAAGAAGAGGTCTAAGTCTTTCTACAGTTAAAAAAACATTTTCTTACTTATCAAGAGCATATGAGTACGTCACAGGCGATTACATTGATGAAAAAGACAAACCTATATGTGGTGATATATCTTTCTCTCTCTGGGGTGGCGACAACAAAGTATCAAGAGTAGAAGACGATCCAATGTATAAATGGTGCAAAAGAATACTTGATAGAGCAAAAGAAAATAAAAATGCCTTTACCGAAGCCTAAACCTACAGAATCAAGAAATCAATTTTTGTCAAGATGTATGTCAAATGAGACTTCAATGACTGAATATCCAGATGCACAACAACGATATGCTGTATGTAATTCTTTAATAGAACAGAAGTATATTCTTACAAAACAAAGTGAAAGAAAAATATCAAGAATGTTTGAAAGACAAATCAATATTGCTGAAAAGAAAAATTACAAAACTGTATTTAAATATTATGATGATAATTATAAAAAAGCTATTGAATTTTATAAACAAGATGATAATCCTCTAAATAATAATTTTAATACATTATTTACAATTAATGAGATGACAGAAATGTTTAAAAAATTATATAGAGATACAGGTCTTCGTTTCTATATGTGGTACAGAAAAAACTTTAATATGTTTATACAGAAACTTAATAGATCTGAAGTAGAGAGATTAATATTAAGAATAGAAGACAATCAAAGAATTAGTCAAAGAGATTTACAAAATTTAGAAGCTACTATTCTTGAAGGAATGGATAAATACGCAATACAAAGAACAAATTATCTTGTAACTGCAAAAGAAGTTACATCAATAAGTGGTGTCGCAAGAAACACTTTAAAAAAAGTCTTGACTGATTTAGTTGCAAAAGAAGATTTTATGTCACTAGGTTTAGATCAAAGAGTAAAACAAATATCAAAAATATTGACATTTAAGTCACGATGGATGGCGAGACGAGTTGTTAATACAGAAACAACTGCGGCGGCTAATAATGCAATATCTCTTTCTGCTCGTGATGCCTTTGGTGCTGACAATCTATTAAAAAAATGGATAGCAGGAGGTAGAAACATCAGAGACACACATTCTAGAGCAACTGTATTTTATCGTAAAAACCCAATAGAAGAAAACAAACCATATGCAGTTGGTAATTCTTTTTTAATGTTTCCGGGTGACACACAACTTGGCGCATCTGCTAGTGAAATAGTTAATTGTAAGTGTGTATCTTTTCCAGTCATAAAAGTAGATTAAACATCTAATAAAAAAATGTATTAATTTTGAAAATAAAAAAATTATGAAAAAGATATTATTTAAAGGAGGTGTCATAGATGACATTGATCAAAAACTAGGCGTTGTCAAAGGATATGGTTCAATTTTTGGTAATGTTGATTCTGATAAAGACATTATTGAAAAAGGTGCATATTCGAGAACAATAAAGAACAATGGCTCTCGTGTCAAGTATTTATATCAACATGATATAACAAAACCAATCGGTAAGATGCGTGAATTATATGAGGATGAAAAAGGATTGGCTTTTGTTGCTGAGGTACCCAAGACAACGTTTGGTAAAGAAATATTAGAACTAATGGAGTATAAAGTAATAGATGAAAATAGTGTTGGAATTATGCCCATTGAAAAAGAAATTGACGACAAAGGTAATCGTATAATAACAGAAGTAAAATTATATGAAATATCTGCTGTCACTTTAGCGGCTAATGAAGAAGCTAAAATATTAGAAGTAAAAGGTGAATCTGACAAGATTGATTATTACACAAAGAGATTTGACAATTTAATTAAGTTTATTCGTAAAGGAAATATTACTGACGATCTTGGTTATCTAGTCGAATATGAATTAGAAATATTAAAGTCTTTGATTGCTCGTGATCACTCACACCAATCACACAAGGAACTATCTCGTGGTAATGCACACATAGAAACTAAGAAAGATGAAAATGATTCCAATTCTATTATTAATTATATGTTTAACAGTTTAAAATCTAAATCAAATGAATGAAGATTTAAAAAAACAGATAGATGATATTTGTGACGTAATTGATGAGAAAATTGAGAAAAGTTCCAATGCTCTCAAAGATAACGTAAACAAAGAAATTGATTCTGTCGTTTCTGGCGAGGTTAAGAATCTCGTTGAGAAACATTCTGAAATGGTTGAAAGATTAGATAAAATTGAAGTAGAAAATAAAAAAGAAGACTTCAAGGGTGTTTATAAAACTAAATCAGAAATTTTTGGAGATGCTATTGAGAAAAGTGAATCATTCAACGCAATGAGACTAGGAAACTCAAACACAGCATCATTTGATGTAAAAGCAGATGTATTAATTTCGTCTGACTTTGCAGGTGCTAGTTCATCAAGAGATGCAACTGGTGTTGAACGAGTGGCGGGCATCAAGAGAGATCCCTCGAATGTCACCAATATGCTTAACATAATACCAGTAGCTAGTACAACATCTAATGTAATTAGATATGTTAAAGAATCAGCTTATACTGATAATGCGGCAAATGTTGCCGAAGGATCAGCGCCGACTGATTCAGAATTTCAACTAACAGCGGCTGATGCTATAGTTCAAAAAACAAGTGCTGTCATGACTATTTCACAAGAAATGTTGGATGACACGCCTGGACTTCAAGCATATCTTTCACAAAGGATGCCAGCAAAAATTATGACTGTAGTTGATGATCAGTTGCTAAACGGATCAGGTGTTTCACCTAATCAATTAGGACTTGTCAATGGTGGTACTAGCTTTGCGGCTGGTGGGTTTGCTAACGCTATAGAATCAGCACAAGAGCTTGATTGTTTAATAGTCGCTATAAACCAGTTAGCCCTTGCCAATTATTCTGCAAGTGGTATTATATTGAATCCTACAGATTTCCATAAGGCGTATCTATTAAAAGACACGACTAATGAGTATCTAAGAGGAACTTCTATTGTAACAAGTGACGGTTTTACAAGAATAAATGGCGTGCCTGTATTTTTAAATAATAAAATGGCGGCAGGTACATTTGTTGTTGGTGATTTCGCACAAGGTTCACAAGTTTTTCAAAGAGAAAACATGAAGTTAGATTTTGCATTTGAAAATAACGATAACTTTGACAAATATCTTGTCAGCGTTAGAGGTATCATTAGAATGGCTCACGCAATCTATTTACCAAATGCTTTCGTAAAAGGCACATTTAGTGCGGCGAAAACAGCTTTAGAAACTTCATAATTAGTTTAATTAATGGGTTATTAAAAGGGCAGCAATTTTGTTGCTCTTTTTTTTTATCTTTGTTTAAATCAAAAATTTATTATTATGAAAATTAAATGTAAAGTTGATATTGTTCGTGAAGGTGTTGAATACGTAAAAGGTGATGTTGTAGATATACCAGAATCTAATGTTGATAAATGGGTTGCAAAAGGATGGGGTTCACCAGTAGAACACAAAGAACATAAATCAAAAAAAGAAACAAAAGAATATAAAGTACAAAAAGAAACAAAATGATAAGTGTTCAAATTGATTCTACTACTGGTAGTGAGATTGTTGCAAACTCTGAACTAAAAGATTATGCAAGAATTGAAACATCTGATGATGATAGTATTGTTGCTGAATTGATAAAAGCGTCACGTGAAAAATGCGAAGCATATATTAACAGAGATATAGTAGCTAAAACTAGAACATTGTTTATAAGTGATGTTAATAGATCAGGTGAATATGGTGATCTTTACAGACGAGATGTGAAAATAGTTTTGCCGTTTGCACCAATATCATCTGTAACATCTGTACAACAACAAGATAATTCTGGTTCACTAACAGATATAGGTCATAATGTACATGGATTTGAAGATAAATATGTTGAGATACCAAGAGATTATATTCAAAATATAAAGATTGTATATACGACTTCAGGTCTTTCATTTGATGATATTAAACTTGCTATCAAACAGTTAGCAACAACATATTATGATAATAGATCAGATTATGTCAAAGGCTTAACTGTAAACGAACTACCAACTAATATAAAAAGTATATTATCTAAATATGTTTACTATAATGAATTATGATAAAAGCAGGCGATCTAAGATACAGACTTACAGTAAAGAGAAACACAAATTCTTCTGATGGTTTTGGTGGCTTCACATCTACTCAATCTACTGTAGGTACATTTTGGTGCAACAGAAAATTTTTAGATGGAAATATGATATACAGAGATGGTAAACGAATACTGCAAACTGGCATTGAAATAACATTGCGTAAAAACACATCTACAACAAATATTCAACGTGGTGATATATTATTTTTGACAAATGATAACAACAAATACAGAATTAATGAAATGTTTGAAGAAGATTTATATACTTTTAAAATTTTAGCAGACAAGCAACAATGAGTAAAAAAAATTCAGCAAGAATACGTCAACAAGATATAAAAGAATTTAATCGTAAAATGAAAAAATTTGAAAAATTTACAATGCCAAATAAAGGTTTAGATCAAGAATTACAAATAACAGCAAATCAAATTGGTGATATATCGACTGATAATGTGCCTGTGATAAGTGGTAAACTAAGAGATTCAATACGTTTTGAATCAAAGTTTTTAGATTATATTGTTAAATATATAATAAATTATGCTTCATTCGTTGAGTTTGGCAGACCAGGTAAAGGTTCAATTCAAGGTCATAAACCTTTTTTTAGACCTGCGATTACACAAGCTAAAATAAATTTTGTTAAAAGAATAAAGTCTAAACTAAAAGAATTAGTGAAATGAAAGATCCATCACATTTTGTAAGAAAAGCTGTCTTTGAAGCTCTAAATGGTAATGTCACGCTAAATTCTGCAACAGTTCCTGTGTATAATGTTGTTCCATCAACAGCAAGTGCGCCTTATATACTTATTACATCTGTTCAAAACAATATTGTTGAAAATATTAAAGATACATTTTTAATGCAAGTGCAAACTCAAATTGATGTTATAACTTCTTTCGATACAAACACAGGGGGACAGCTTGACGCCAATCTTGCAATGAATCAAATAACAAATTTGCTTGTAAGTAAAAATTCTTTTTTTGATTTATCTTCTAATAATTTTAAATGTGTAACATCACAAAATGATGGTATCACATATATTACAGATGATACAGATACAGAAACCATTTATAGAGCAATTTTAACTTTAAGTAATGACGTTGAGCAATTATGAGATTAGAATTATATAGATTTAGTTCACAGAATGAAAGTACACTTGGAATTTTATATTTAGTAAATGATGAAACAAACCAAAAAGATTTTCTATGCTTTACTCTCGAAGATGAAAAAAGGGAGGTCAAAGTTTATGGAGAAACTCGCATACCTCAAGGCACATATAAAATTGAATACAGAAAAGAAGGAGGTTATAATAATAAATACTCAAAACGTTTTCCAGCTATTCATAGAGGTATGCTTGAAGTTAGGGGTGTGCCTAATTTTACTCATATTCTTCTCCATTGTGGTAATACTGATGACGATACAGATGGTTGTCTTCTTGTTGGAAACGTTGTATCACAAAATATTACAAAGGATGGATTTCTAGGACAATCTACAGATTGTTATAAAAGAATATATCCGATATTAGCAGATATTTTAGATATGCAAAAACATCTATCAATTAAAATAATTAATTTTGAAGAAATCTAAATCAATAAATATGGATGATATAACAAATAAAAAGGTCGCAGTTGATCTTGATGGAGACGGAAAATCTGATTTTAAAGTTGACATAAAATTTTTAGGTTTGCTTGTAGGTGGTATCATATCACTTACAATGACATATTCACAATTAACATCTGAAATTGAAGTTGCAAAAACACTTCCTGAATATAAAATAGAACAAGATGATACTAAAGTTATCAATCAGAAAATAGATTATTTAATAAGGGAATTAGAAAAATACGAAGAACAAACTAATAGAAGATTAAATAGTTTAGAAGATAAGGTGTATAAGAAATGAATACTAGAGTAAAATTTGCTATAGTATTATTATTTTTATTTTTTATATTAACAATATTTATTCAAAGTTAAATGAAGTTATTAAGTGATATATCTTTATCAGAAGCTGATGTAAATAAACAACTAAAAACTACACAGACAATATCTAAGATCAATACATTGATGGATGTGGCAGATGGTCTTAAAGAATGGGAGGGTGTACAAAGGATAGAAATATTTTTAAGAATAGAACATAAATTAATTGATTTAATAGATGAATTGTAATGGATGTATTTTTATTGGGAACTGTTCTTCTTATTGCATTTGTGTATAGTGCTTTTCTTATCTATATATGGACTAACGATAAAAAATGAACAAGATATTATCAAAACTTTTTGGAGAAACTGCAAGTGGTATTGCAAATATTGTCGATAGATTCGTTCAGACTAAAGAAGAAAAACATAAAGCTAATCAAGAGATTCAACAACTATTTCAATCATTTGAGATTGAAATGCAGAAGAACACTACAGAAAGATGGAAATATGATTCTACTTCTGACAGTTGGTTATCTAAAAACATAAGACCATTAGTTTTACTAATTCTAGTAATTTCTACAATATTACTTGTTTTCATAGATGCAGGAAAAATATCTTTTGAGGTCAAAGAGAGTTGGGTTGACCTTTTACAAATAGTGTTAATTACAGTAATCGGTGCATATTTTGGTTCTCGTGGTCTTGAAAAGTATTCTAAGAAATAATGGCTAAAAGATTTTATCCAAAAGCATACGAAAAAAAACCAAAGAAAAAAAGAAAAGGAATACATAGTAAAAATAGAAATACAAATAATAAAAACGGTAAATATTATAGTGGCACAAAATACAGAGGACAAGGAAGGTAAGATTTGTGCAACTTGCAATAAGTATAAACCTCTTTCACGCTACTATAAAAGACAGAATAAGAAACCCGAAATACATTGTCGAGATTGCAGAAATAAAAAACGTGAAGAAAACCATAGACATTGGAAACAAGAATTTATTTATAAACTATCTACGCATATAGATATTAAATGTGTTAAATGTGGATACGATAAAAATTTTAGTGCTTTAGACTTTCATCATACAAAAAGAAAGAAGTTTGCAATAGCTAGAGAGATTAGAAACTTGTCAAAAAAAAGTTTCTATGATGGTAAAGTTGATCGTATATTGACAGAGATAATGAGCAAATGTGAAGTGCTATGTTCTAACTGTCACCGTGAACATCATAACAAGCATATAATGAAAATGAAAAAATAGTATATTTGTAAATAAAATATTCTTATGGGTACAGCACTTACTGGAAATACTATCGCATCCTCGTATTTAGGATTACTAAAATCAACTGATTCATTAGCAATAGGCACATCAGCAAAAAGAATTACTGATGGTGCAGGAAATGATTTACCAATAAAACTTACAACAACTCAAATGTTTTTTAATGTGGGTAGTGTTTCAGCTCCTGCATTATCTTTTGATGGTAATAGTTCAGAAGGTTTTTATATGCCTGATGATGAGACATTAGCAATAACACTTGGTGCTAATGAAAGAGTAAGATTTTTTCCTAGTGGTAAGTTGAAATTAAATAATTATGGTGGTGGTTCTTTTACTGGTACAGTCACACAAAGACTTGGTGTAACTTCATCAGGTGAAGTCGTAGAAATACCTATTGGTTCAGGTGCTGTTGATGGTTCAGGTACAGCAGGAAAACTAGCAAAATTCACGGATTCAGATACGCTTGGTGATTCTCTATTAACTGAAAGTACAAATAGTGTTAGTTTAGCTGATAATAAAGAATTAATACTTGGTAATGATTCTGATTTAACAATAAAACATTCAAGCACTGGTAACCAAAACTCAATTAAAAGCGACACTCATCAATTATTTATAACTTCTGATGTGGGTATGGAATTAGCTGATAATGGTGGTAAATCATACTTTGAAGCTACGGAGGGTGGAAGTTCAAGATTATTTTTTAATAATTCGAAAAAAATAGAAACAACTAATACTGGAGCGGACATAACTGGAACAATAACAACAACTGGTAGCGTATCAGTAGGAGATTCTATAACTCTTGCAGATAATAATAAAATAAAGCTAGGTAGTAGTGCAGATTTAGAAATCTATCACGATGGTAGTAATAGTTATATCGATGAGGGAGGAACTGGTGGATTATTGTTAGAATCGAATTCGTATATATATTTACAAACAAGTAATGGAGGTGCTTATACTGGTAGATTTATAAATGGTGGTGCAGTTGAATTATATCATAACGGAAATAAAAAATTTTCAACAACAAGTACAGGAACAACGACTACTGGCGATGGTATTTTTACAGGCTCTGTTGCTATAGGAGGAACATCACCCGATGAAAGTCTACATATCACAAATAGTAGCGGAGCTAACATTATTTTAAATTCTGATGCAAATACGGCAGATAGTGGTATATATATGTCAGAGGGGGCAGATGCTACGCCAACTCAAAATGGTGCTTATCTTCATTATGATGCAAGTGCAAATGAGTTCAAAATTGCAACTGGTGGGAGTTCACTTACAGATAGGTTTACAATAGCAAGAGATACTGGCAACGCAACTTTTGCAGGAGATGTATTTGTAAGTCAATCAAATACAGATGCGGTACCCACAAATAATCTTTCAGGAGATGAATTGTTAAATATTAGCAATAATGATAATTCAGGTGTTTATTCAGCTTTAAAATTTAGAACTAGAACAAGTGGTGCGGCTCATTCATTAGTAGGTTTAAGAATGGACTCTGATTATACTGATGCTAAATTTTTTATAAGACTAAGAAATGCAGGATTAACTTCTCAAGAAGTTTTTAATGTAGGTAATACGGGTGCAACTTTTGCAGGTAATCTAGCTTTAAATGGTTTAACAAATAGTGATTTTGATGCTGATGCTGATAATTTAGTATTAGGTGCGAGTAGTGGAAACGCAGGACTAACTATTTTTTCAGGTTCAAGTGCAAATAATTTTGGCAGTATTTATTTTGCAGATGGCACAACAACTACAGCTAAAAAAGCAGGTTTTATCAGATACGAGCAGAATACTTCTGAGATGACGTTTGGAATAAATGCAGTACAAAAATTAAATATTGCACTTGATGGTACTGCAACTTTTAGTGGAAATGTTTTGATAGGTAAAACTGCTAATGCTATAGGTGGTGCAGGGGTTGTTATAAGAAAAGCTGGTGAAATATTTTCTACAAGAGCAGGGGATGTTGCAGGATTTAACAGATTGACAACGGATGGTAATATTGTTCAGTTTTACAAGGATGGTTCAGTAGTTGGAGCTATAGGCACACAAAAATGGGGCATTGGTGAAGCGAATCCAGATTTACAGCTTCATATCAAAAATACTGCAACTGGTAATACTGGTATTGCTATTGAAAATACAAATAATGCACAGAATTTAGATATAGATTTTTATAGTAATGCAGGTTCAGCACAAGGTAGAATAAGATACGAAGAGGGTGCAGGTGCTTTCAACTTCTCACCTAATGTAAGTTCTCCTAACGCAATGTATATTAATTTTTCTAATAATATAGGAATTGGAACGACATCGCCTAAACATTATTCGGGAACAACTGGTACAGTTTTATCTATAGATAGTGCAACTCATAGAGGTATATTAGAATTAAGTGGTGCATCAAATTCTGATGAAGCAATTATTGGTGCAATAACATTTGCTAACACAGAAAACACTTCGGCAAATGGTGCGTTATCTCAAATTTTTACTTATACAGAGACAAGCGATTCAAATGCAGGAGATGATAGTGGTGGACATCTAGCATTTTTAACTAGACCCGAAGCAGGTACAATAACAGAACGTATGCGTATTAAATCAACTGGTGCTGTTGAAATAACTGGTTCATCAACAACCACAAACGCTCAAGCTTTTATAACAAATGATAATTCAGTTCTAACAATAGGTTCATCAGTTTCGGGTAGCGTTGTCAAAGATATTAGCTTTAATTCACCATCTGCTATGATGTATATTGATGGTAGTACATCTCACGTTGGTATCGGAACAACTTCGCCTCAAAGACTTCTTAATTTATCACAAGCAAATGGTGCTAATATAAGATTTGATAATAGTACAACTGGAAGACATTTTGTTATTGGTGAAGGTGTTGGCACAAATGATGTATTTTCATTTAGGGGTCTTTCATATCAAAGTACAGATACATTGTCTATTGATTTTGCTAATGACCGAGTAGGAATTGGAACGATATCACCGTTACATAAATTACACATTTTAGATTCAAGTGATGGTGCTTCAATTTATACTGCTATGTTTCAAAATAATGGAACATCAGCTAATACTTCAAGTAAAATTTTATTTGTTCAAGGCGGCAGTACAATAAGAGGTGCTGTTATTGGTGGGTTACAAGAAGCTTCTAGTGGTTCGCCTACATCAATGGTTTTTGAAACATCTGCTGCTTTTGCTACTCCTACAGAACGTATGCGTATCACATCTACAGGAAACGTAGGAATAAATCAGACTGTACCAGTTGTGCCGGTTCACATTGTAGGTACTGCTGTAAATAATCCATCTAATGGTACTGGTGGTTATGAAGTTATGCAAGTATTTGATGATACTTCTTATGCTACTGGAGTTGGTGGTGGAATAGGACTTGGTGGTAAATTTCATTCTAACGGTACTGATACAATATTCGGAGAGATAAGAGGAATAAAAGAAAACGCTACTGATAATAATTATGCTAGTGCTTTGACATTTTCAACAAGAGCAAATGGGGCTAGTATAACAGAGCAAATGAGAATCACTAGTGATGGGAATTTAGGAATAGGAATTTCAGACCCAACTAATTCTACAAACTACAAAACTTTAGATATAAGAGGAACTTCAGGTGGTCAAATAATATTAGGTAGAACTG